GAAGAGATTCAAGTTGGACGTGTTGAGTATGTAATGACAAATCCAGGAATGCTTGGACTTGAAGGATCAGAGTATGCATTAGAATATGCTGAAGATGATAAGCCAATTATTGTAAGACTATATGAAGAAGAAGATGATGCTTGGGAAGAAACTGAAGAGGTTGTTTATCAAAGAATGTCTGAAGTTGTTAAGATTGAATCATTATCAGTAGCAGTTGATTTAGTTGTTGAAATGGGATCAAATGGTTCTGGAATTCCTGAATATGATAGCGAAATCGGTATGGCAATGTATGATGCACAAATGGGCAAAGCAGAAAAGCCAAACTATGGTGAAATGATTAAGCCACGCAGTAGCGGAAGTGAGCCATCAAATGCTAGATTATATGCACGTATTATTCAAGAAGCAAAAGATAAGTTTGATGTATATCCATCTGCAGTTGCTAATTCTTGGGTAGTTCAAGAATACAAGCGTCGTGGTGGAACATATAAATCAGAAAAAACAATAACTAAAACTATCTGGGATGATGGTTTATTAGATCCAAAGAATTTTATAAGATAATGCCAAAAAGAAAAGCAACTGCATTTAATCCAACGCAGATTAAGAATGGAAGAATTGTTCGTCTTAGAAAAGACGGAACAGTTAAAGCAGATCTTGGTCCATATCTAAATAAATCACAAAAGAAGGTTAATCATGGCTGATACATATATCCCAAATGCAGGAATGAAGGCTGCTGCAAGACGTGCTTTAAAATGGAAAGAAGATGGCAAGGCTACTGGAGCAGGCACACCTGTAGGCTGGGGTAGAGCAACAGATATAGTTGCTGGCAGAGCAATGTCTTTAAGTACTGTTAAACGCATGTTTTCTTTTTTCTCACGTCATGAAGTAGATAAAAAAGGAAAAGGTTTTTACGATGGTCCAGAATTTCCATCCAATGGTCGCATTATGTGGGATGCGTGGGGCGGAGATGCAGGTTTTGACTGGAGTCGTGCTATTGTTGAAAGAGAAAAGAAACAGGTAGAAAAGGTTTGGCAGGGAACTGCATTTGATTTAAGAAAGTAGGGGGGTATATGGATAATTTAGAAAAAAATGAATTAATTCAATTGATCACATTTTATAAACAAAAACTATCTGACACAGAATTAGAGTCATTAAAGTTACAACTTGAGATTAATAAACTTAACTCAATGATTTTAACTTTAAATAAACAACCAGAGAAAAAAACTAAATAAATGGAATATTTGTTAGTTATAGGCTTGACATTGATTGCTTCTTGGTCTATAATTAAAATATCAAACAAAAAACGAATGATGTTTTTAGGAAAACATAAGTATAGACAAAGTTATATTTATGAAATAACCAAAAACATTGTTCCAAAACAAGTGTTTGATAAACCTAAAGTTATAACACAATCTGAAAAACATATTCAAAAAAATATGCTAAAGGTAGTAATAACAGAAGGAAAAGCATATTGGATATTAAATAATGTTTTTTATACTGCTAATGCCATAAATGGCAGAGTAGATGAAGAAACAATAAAACCATTAGATATTGAAAATATGTCAACAAAAGAGTTAGATAAGATGTTGTCAATACTTGATGACTTAAAACAAGGGGTAGGTCCAAATGATAGTGGCAGTACAGGGAACCAAAGAGTTTAACGCATATAACGTATTCTTACGTGCTATGGGGGTTGCCCTTTCTGAAATGAAAGATCAGGATGATGAGTTTATTATTTATTCTGCTGGGCCATTAAAAATAAATAATTTTGTTTCAGAATTTTCTAATTTGTCAGAACGTGGCATGAAAGCAAGAGGCAAAAAAATTAAATTTTATAATGTGGCACCTGCTTGGCTAAATGATAATATGAATCAAGTTAACTACTTTGCTTTTTTAAGTAATCCAAAAGAACCAAAATCAAAATTGGTTTTAACCGCAGAAGCAAATAATATTGATGTTGGTCTTTTTAGATATTAGGAGAAAAAATGATTATTAAAAGTTTGAATACTATGGAAAAAATTGTAAACAAAAATGAGAATTTAATTTGGAGTGGCTGGGATGTTATTGATTTAAAAGAATCAGAAATAGCAAGAACTTCGCCATTAGGAATTAGAGTAAAAAATAAATGGTATTTACATAGAACTTACAGTCCTTCTCGTATTGGCTGGGATATACCAAATAAGTATAGGGATTAATCTTGAAACAGCACTTATGGAAAGATCAAGCCGTATGTTTAGGGATGGATACAGACTTATTTTTTGATAAATATGAAGATAATGTTAACGAAGTATCTAAAAAAATTGATGCGCTTTGTAAGCAGTGCCCAGTAAAAAAAATATGTTTTGCCAATGGTGTTTCTGGAAAAGAATGGGGTGTATGGGGTGGTATATACTTAGAGGGTGGAGAAATTTCAAGAGAGTTTAATAAGCATAAAACTAAAAAAGATTGGTCTGAAACATGGCAATCGTTAACAATGGAAGGGTAATAAAATGATTATACAAATTATAGGTTTACCAGGATCTGGTAAAACAACATTAGCAAAAGAGTTAGCAAAAAAAATTAATGCAATTCATCTTAATGCTGATGAAGTAAGATCTGACTTAAGCAAAGATTTAGGATTTACAACAGAAGATAGAATTGAGCAGGCTCGTCGTTTAGGAGCAATTTCTAGACTTCTTTCAAATCAAGGACATCATATTGTTGTAGATTTTGTTAATCCTACAAAAGAAACAAGAAATGCTTTTGGAAAACCAGATAGGCTGATTTGGATGAATACATTTGAAAAAAGTAAATATCCAGATACAGATAAAATGTTTCAATATCCAGAAACTTTTGATATGTGTTTTGATAAAACAATTCCAATGGAAGAAAGAATTAATATTATTACCGAAGGCTTTGGTCTTCATGACTGGAGTAAACCAACTACACTAATGCTTGGTCGTTATCAACCATGGCATGAAGGACATCATGCACTTTATAAAGAAGCACAAAATCGTACAGAGCAAGTAATGGTTGGTGTTAGAAATACACATGGAACAACAGAAAAAGATCCTCTTACCTTTGATGAGGTAAAAGAATATATATCAAAAGATTCATATATGGATAAAGCAATGGTAATTAAAATGCCTAACATTACCAACATTGTATATGGTCGTGATGTTGGATATAAGATTGAGCAAGTAGATTTGGGGGCAGACATTCATGCTATTTCGGCTACGCAAAAACGTAAAGAGATGGGTATCTAAGGTATGGAACTTTATAACTAAGCCAAACAATATTGAGTGGCCGTCATGAATGTAACCAAACAAAGATCAGCACTAAAAGCAATTACATGGCGTGTCATTGGAACAGCAGATACCTTTGTTATCTCTTGGGCCATAACCAAAGAGCCAGTAACAGCAGGTGCTATTGCAAGTTTTGAGGTATTTACAAAAACAATTCTTTATTACTTCCATGAGCGTGGTTGGAACTATATACAATGGGGTAGATATGAGTAAAAAAATAAAAATAATACCAGCATTAGAGTTAGATGAAAGTTTTGTGAATATTTCTCCAGCAAGTGATTTTATACCTGAATGGTATAGAAAATCTAATTTAACAATTGAAAATCAAAAAACTTCTTTGTTAAAACATAATCCAAGTGTAACAACATCAACTTACAAAAAATGTACTCCATTTTATGATGCACTTACTGCAGGATATATTATTTATTTGTCTGCAGATATAGAAGTAATTAATCAAAACGATTGTCCACATATTTTATGGAGAACTAAAAATACTATAATTACAACACATGATAATAATCAATGGGAAGGTTTACCAGTTCCAGACGGTTATTTTCCTTTTGTATATAAATGGCATAATGATTTAATTTTAAAATTACCAAAAAATTATTCTTTGTTATTTTTAAATCCTATAAATAGGTTTGATTTACCTTTTCAAACAATTACTGGTATAGTTGACTGCGATTTATATGATTTAGCAGTTCATTTTCCATTTTTTATTAAAAAAAATTTTTATGGCATTATAGAAAAAGGGACCCCAATTACACAAATAATTCCAGTTAAAAGAGACAGTTGGGATAGAGAAATTGATAAATATAATGAAATACAACATAGTGTAGCAGAAAGAAAATATTTTTCAAAAATAAAAAGATCTTATAAAAATAATTATTGGTTTAAAAAAGAATATAGATAATGTATACAGATTATATGCGTAAAATAGTTCACTCTATTTCTTCTCCAAAAGGTTTTGGGGTGCAAATTATTGACAATGACCACTTTCTTACGATAAAATTAGATGAAAAAAAGTTTTTATATATGGGGCATGATGATAAAATATCAGCACTTCAATATGTTATAAAACTTAAAAAAGCACTAGAAGATTGTGGAGCAGTTGTTCTAGTAACTAGGGAGGCAATTAAATGATAAAGCAATTGTTTAAAATTATTACCTGTATATTTAAAAATCATGAAATAGTCAGTGCTGGATCGTGCCCTTTTACTGAAAAATCTTATAATGCATGTACAAGATGTGGAGCAATGATAGCAATATGAAAAAGAAAACAAAGGTATTGGTATTAATAATATTATCTTTCTTAACTGCCATATCTCTTTGGGCAGCCTCTAATTTTAAAAAAATGTCTAACTTAGATATTTTTAATATAGAAGAAGATTAATGCAAACATTTTTACCATTTCAAAATTATGCAGAATCTGCAAAGTCCTTAGACAATAAACGTTTAAATAAGCAAATACTTGAAGCCTACCAAATACTTAAGGTGTTGTCTGGTCAGTCACCTTCGGGGGCATGGAGAAATCATCCTGCAGTATTAATGTGGAAAAATGCAGAGTACTCACTGAGAACTTATGCTAAAACCATGATTACAGAGGCTAAATCAAGGGGTATAAAGACAGACAAGAACGAGTCTAACATAGAAGCCCTAGAAACCCTTTGTGGCCCTATATGGGGCACTAATAAGCCCTTCTGGGCTAACTCTTCTGGTCCACATATAGATAGAATTAACATTACTCATAGGGCTAACCTATATCGCAAAGATCCAGATTTTTATGCTGAATTTTATATTGATACAAAAAATAAAAATAATAAACCTTGCTGTGATAAGTGTTTATATTATTGGGCAACCCATGCCATTAGAGATAGAGTACAATAGTTAGTATGGAAATGATGCTTGTAATATTTTTTGCTACTCTATCCCTTTCTTTTTCTATAGCGTATTGGGCTACTCTCAATAGACTAAACAAGTCTAATATTTTAATGGCCGAACTTTTTATAAAAAATGCAGCGCTTGAAGAATTAACATCTAAAATAAAAGATGATACTGGAATCTCAGATGATTCAATACATAAGGAAAATTTTATTAAATTTCTTTCTGATTCAAGAAATTGGGCTTTTGAGTATATTGAAACGTCACAAAAAACTATTAAAGAAGTATCAGAAGAACTTAAAAACAGGGGTCTCAATGATTACTCCGACAAACTTTTATCATTATTGCCACCAACTATGGAAGAAAAATAATATGAAAGATGTTTTACTATCAACACTAACAGGTTTTGGATGCGGTATCGTGTTTGCTGCATTCAAATTGCCAGTACCAGCACCACCAGTTTTTGCGGGAGTCGCAGGAATTATTGGTTTATGGATTGGTTTTACAACACTAACACGAATTATATCCTAGGAGGAATAATGAATAACTTACTAAATGATAAGACAAAGGCAATGCTAGCATCATATGGACGATCCGTTCTTGGTTCAGTAATTGCACTTTATATGGCTGGCGTAACAGATCCAAAAGATCTATGGGCTGCACTAGTTGCTGCTCTAGCACCCGTCGCATTGAGAGCGCTTAATCCTAATGATAAAGCGTTTGGCGTACTGCCAGATACTGGTGCTGTTTCAGATGCACTTAGCAAGATTGTACCTGCTAAGAAGGCTCCAGCAAAAAAGAAGGCTGCTGCTAAAAAGAAGTAGTT